TTTAAATACAGTCGAGAAAATCTTTATCATATAATAGAACGTGGTCAGGATGCACTAAGTGGTATCCTACAAGTAGCACAAGAAACAGACCATCCCCGAGCTTATGAGGTTGCTGGACAACTTCTAAAGACCAATGCAGAGAACACAGAAAAACTAGTTAATTTGCAAACCACCAAAAAGAAACTCAGAGATATAGAACAACCTCAACGTGTTACTAACAATAACACTTTATTTGTTGGTTCCACTAAAGAACTTCAGCAGATAATTAAAAATAAAAAGTAATGCAACAGTTGTATCGTGAAAACCCGAATCTCAAACGGGCAAACGTATCTATTGAGTTTACTAAAAAACAAATACAGGAATACCAAAAATGTTGGGAAGATCCTGTATACTTCACAGAATCCTATGTTAAAATTATAAGTCTTGATGAGGGGTTAATACCCTTTAAGCTCTATGATTTCCAAAGACAAATGATGTGGACTTTCCATACAGAGAGATTCACCATTTGCAAACTTCCTAGACAGTCAGGAAAATCCACCACAATCATTGCATACTTGTTACACTTTTGTTTATTCAATCCTACAGTTAGTGTTGCTATACTTGCAAACAAAGCTGTTGTTGCAAGAGACTTACTTGGTCGATTGCAACTTGCATATGAACATCTCCCAAAATGGTTACAACAAGGAGTTATGACATGGAACAAGGGGTCTTTAGAATTAGAGAATGGCTCAAAGATTCTGGCCAGTTCTACTTCTGCTTCTGCTGTTCGAGGTGGATCTTATAATATTATTTTTCTAGATGAGTTTGCATATGTTCCTAATAACATTGCAGCTCAATTTCTCAGTTCAGTATATCCTACAATTTCTTCTGGTAAAGAATCCAAAGTGATGATGGTGAGTACACCAAACGGAATGAATATGTTTTACAAGATTTGGAACGATGCAGAGAATGGGAATAACACTTACGTTCCTATAGAGGTACATTGGAGTGAGATTCCAGGCCGTGATAAAGCATGGCAGGAAGAAACTATCAAGAATATTGGAAAAGAACAATTCCAGACAGAGTTTGATTGTTCCTTTTTAGGTTCTTCTAATACCCTAATCCATGCTACAAAGTTGGGTGCATTATCACATTCTATACCTAATGTAGCTAATGCAGGGTTGAAAGTATATGAAAAACCACATCCTGAAGCTGCATATGTTATGGTTGTTGATGTATCTAGAGGAGTATCTAATGATTATTCTGCATTTGTAGTATTGGATGTTTCAGAACTACCTTATAAACAAGTTGCAGTATATAGAGATAATGAAATTAAACCGATGCAATTTCCAGTAGTTATTCACAAAATTGCTAAAGCTTATAATCTTGCATATGTACTTGTAGAAATTAATGATATAGGAGCTCAAATTGCAGATGCAATGCAATTTGATATGGAATATGATAACATGATTATGACTACAATGCATGGTCGAAATGGACAAATTGCAGGGGGTGGTTTCTCTGGAAAGAAAGCACAATTAGGTGTACGAACCACTAGGGCCCTTAAAAAGGTGGGGTGTTCAAATTTGAAAACTCTTATAGAAGATGATAAGTTAGTGATATGTGATTTTGATACGATTGCGGAGTTATCTTCTTTTGTAGGAAAAGGACAATCATGGGAAGGTTCGGATGGAAATACTGATGATCTGGTGATGTGTTTAGTACTGTTTGCATGGTTGACAGACCAGACCTATTTCAAGGAATTGGTCAATCTAGATATTCGTAAACAACTCTGGAAAGATAAAGAAGAATTGGTAGATCAAGATATGGCTCCGTTTGGATTTGTTTTAGATGGTATTCGTGATGAGCATGGAGAAAAGATTGGAGAAAATATTGATGAATATGGTTCAGTCTGGAATCCAGTTGTATCTTCTAATAGAGAATATTTACAAGATTGGTGATTACACAGTAGGAAACATTTGGTCTATTGATACTCCTTGAAGCATTGTTAATTCCTTCCCATTATTCAATTTAGCTTCACAATTCAAACATACAATGACAGTTGGCCGTATCGCCTCCAGTACTCGTAATCGAAGTTCTTTTCTGAGTCCTGTCTTTCTTGAAAAGGCTCGGATTTCTTTATTATTAGGGTAGAATGCCAACGCTTCAATGTCACTTTCCCCACAGTATACACAGAACTCTTGATCGAGATATTCGTTAATCCATAAATCACGTTTCCTCACTTGTTTTTGATGTTGAAGTTTTAAAGAGTCTTTATATCTTTCATAATGGTCTTTTGAACATATCTTAGGTACATACTTCATAGGATGAAGTTTTCTTGTACCATGAGTTTTTGGTGGGAACTTTAATAAGTTCATTGGTTCAGCACCATTTTGCACTTTATTTCTTAAATTGCGAATTCCAAAGTGGTCTATTAATGCAGCTTCCATACTTAATGCAATTTGTTCACTTAGATTTCTTTTAAATATCGTGCCACCGAATGATTTTTTCTCTCTACAACTCTCATATATCCTCTTTCCTTGACCTTTTCCTACATATTCTATTGTACCTTCCTTATCCCAAAGGATATACACATATTGGTTAGATGTTCTCGACATTTACAAACTCCTTAATAATAGTATTTAATACTATTATTTATAAGATGAAGATGTTTGACATGATAAATAGATGTAATAACATTTCTATTTAAGGAGATTGGAATGGCGTTTCAAGTTTCGCCTGGTGTACAGGTAACAGAAAAAGACTTAACAAACGTAGTTCCAGCAGTTGCAACATCAATTGCTGGTATAGTAATGGCCGCACAAAAGGGGCCTGTAGATACTATTACCGCAATTGCATCTGAAGAAGAGTTGGTTTCCATTTTTGGGGAACCACAGTCAGCCAGTAATCATTTTGAAGATTGGATGGCTGGTGCTGCTTTTCTTGGATACGGTAATGCTTTAAGGGTGGTTCGCCCTGCAAGTGCTGCTGTAAATGCTTGTACTTCTGGTACTGCACTTTTGATTAAGAATAACACCCATTGGAAAGATGGGGATGGTTCTACAGGGCCCTATAATACTGGGGCTGCAAGTGTAGGACAATGGGCAGCAAGAACTGCCGGTGCTTGGGGAAATAGTTTAAAAGTATCTATGTGTCCAAGTGCAGCTGAGTTTGAACAAACATTCTCAGGAGCTGAAAATACTCTAGGTATTGTAGAAACTGCAGCTGCTGCTGGAGCAACAACTGTTGTTTTAGACTATGGTAGTGGATCAGCGGGAGATGCTGGTGCAAAGTACAATGTTGGAGATATTGTTCACTTTCAAGAAGCAGATGGTTCAGAATATAAAGTAACAGGAATTTCTACTGATACTTTAACCATTGAAAGATATGGTACTGCAAATACTGCTGGAGGATTAAGGTCTGCTATTGTAGATACAACAGATGTTCGCAGAAGGTGGGAATATTATGATCAATTTGACGGTGCTCCCGGCACATCAACATATGTGCAAGATCGTACAGGAGTATCAACAGCAGATGAAATGCATATCATTATAACAGATGAAGATGGTGGTATTTCTGGTGTTCCAAAAGCAATTTTGGAAAAATGGACAGGAGTATCTAAAATTTCAGATGCAAGATCAGCTCAAGGAGCTCAAAACTATTATATAGATGCACTTTACAATGGTTCTTCATACATTTATTGGATGGATCATCCTGCTGTAAATACTGGTTATGGTAATACTGCAGCTACACAGGGTACTACATTATACTCTGCATTGGCTGAAGTAATTACTTCAATTTCACTTACAAGTGGAGTAGATGACTATGCATTAACTGCTGGTGAACAAAAAGATGGAATTGACCGATTCAAAGATACCGAAACGGTTGACCTAAACTTGTTCATTTGTGGTAAGGCAGACGGTACTAAAGCAGGAAATGCAATGGATATGTGTACTGACCGTAAAGATGCAGTCGCATTTGTGTCACCAGAATTAAGTGATGTTGTAAATGTAGCTAATGAAGTAACACAAACATCAAATGTCAAAGGATTCTTTGATGCATTAACTTCAACATCCTATGGTATGTTCGATAGTGGTTACAAATACACCTACGATAAGTACAATGACACTTATCGATGGATTCCACTAAAC